GATGTTAAAGGTAACAAAGCTCAAACCCAAAACTCAATTGACGCTGTCAAAGCAAATCAGCAAACACCACAATCGGCAGGAGTTCTTCAAGGACAAACCCCAATTGAAAAAAGTGATACTGATTCTGCATTCGAACGGGTATTAGGTGCTTCAGGTGCTGGAAAACTTCCTTTAGCTTCCGTAAAATAATAAACCGAATAGGAGCATATAAATGGCAATTACAACAGGAACAAAGCTATCAAGCGATATTACTGCTGCTGCCACTAGTGCTGGTGTTGGACAAGCCCCTGATAGAAGACGGTTATACGACTTCTCCGATAGGGTTGCAGAGTTAACTCCAGAAGAAACACCATTTTTTACATACTTAAGCAATGTATCAAAAGAGCCAACTGATGACCCAGTCTTCAGATATCTTGAGAATAGATCTAAGATTGATTTCTCAAACAGGTCTTTTTTACTTGCTGCTGATGTAAATGGTGGGTCTGCTGTTGCTGCTGGAACATCTTACGGTTTTACTGTAGATACTGCTGGTGGAGCAAGTGTAGACTTCCTTATTAAAGGAATGGTCTTTGCTGTTTCTACTGTTGACAGTACAGCAGGATATGCACAAACTTTAGTTCGTGTAGATAGTGCTGTAACAGATGCAGGAAGCACATCAACTTTTACAGGTAAAATCATTGATGTTTCAAACTCTAATGTAAGTGGTTACAATGTGTTATCAGATAATGATACTGCACAAATTGTAGGTACTTCATTTGCAGAAGGTACAGGTGGACCTGATGCATTTTCAAGTGATATTGAAGATGACTTCGGATTTACTCAAATCTTTAAAACTGCAGCAGAAATGTCTAATACTGCTATGGCTACTCGTTTCCGTGGATACGGATATGAGTGGGATAGAATTTGGGCTCTAAAACTTCGTGAACATAAAGTAGACATTGAAAGAGCTATGTTGTTTGGACAAAAAGCTCGTGTAGGTGGCATTCAGTATACTGAAGGTGTTGTAGGACACATTGTAAAAAATGCAAATCCAACAACTGATAACTCAGCTTTTAGTTATACATCTGGAACTCCATACTACAGGTCTTCTACTACAGCAGAATTAACCTATGATAGGTTCTTATCTGATCTCGAAGTTATTTTTGACCCAGCACGAGGTGGTTCAGGCGAAAAACTAGGAATGGCAGGATTACCAGTTATCACACAATTAAATAAAATTGGTGATGGTGGTTTTCTTGATGTTACTACAGCAAGCACACAAGTACAACTTCAATCACCATTAAAAGAAATGAATGGTGCATTTGGACATAAAGTAATGATGTTAGACACAATACATGGAAGTATTCAATTCATTAAACAACCATTGTTTAGAGGAATTGCTTCTGGTATGTTAGCATTAGTGGATATGGGAAATATCTTTTACAGACCATTGGTAGGTAATGGAATGAACAGAGACACACAAATTATGACTGATGTTCAAAGTGCAGATCTCAGAAAAGACATAGTCTTGACTGAAGCAGGTCTTGAAGTTGCTTTACCAGAAACTCACGCATTGTATAATGTGGAGGGCTTATAATATGGCTAGAGCAAAAGTACTAGAACCAAATAGTGGTAGTTTTGGAAAAGTTCCCGAAACTCTTAATATATCAAATGTTACTGCTGATACAACTTTAACTAATGATGATTCTGGAAAAACAATTATTGTTAATCCAGCAGCAGAAACTACAATCACATTACCAGATGTAAGTCTGGAAGGA